CCCACTTTTTTAAAAGGTGAAGAAAAACAGAATTGGGAAAAAGGTGGGAAAAGGGGGGATTCATCATTTTCTTATAAGAAATATCTAATCCCCCCAAAACCCCACTTTTTTAAAAGGTGAAGAAAAAGAGGAGGCGTCCCTGCCTTTCCTTAATATATATCCTGTTTAAACATTCCAAAACCCATAGTTTCCAAAGTGCGTTACCTTACAAATAAGACGCAGGGCGATCCCTTGGTAACTTATTTAATCCATATATACATAATATTTTATATACTTAATCCGGAGCATAATGTAGCAGTTTTTGTGGCAACACAATCCATTGACAAGACGCAACTGGTGTGGTTCAATATATAGCTCACAAATACGGCACACATTGGTTTCACACTTGGTTTCTTTAAGTAGTTCGAGCATTATATTATATATTATCATTTGAAATAATATATAACAAAAATTTTCATTCATTATTTTTACTATTGTAAAATACCAAACTATACTTGTTTCCTTGTAAATCATTTGTATTCCAGTGTTGCCTTTCACTGCCATTAAAAATAATTGGACTGTATTTCGCATCATACATTATTCCCTCAATAACAATATTGCAACCAGTGTAGTCACCAAAACTTATTAACATAGAAGAACCAACATTTGCGCTATCATAATGAGGCGGACACACAGTGTTATTATTGAGTTGTATAGTGTCAAATTTAAAAGGACAAATGGTTTCACCAACTTTAATAATTTCTTTATATATGTCAAACTTTTTCTTACTTGCTCTTGATAAACCGACAATACCTGTAAACCGTGCTTTTACATAACCATATTGTTCGCAACGATGCTTTCCAAATCCTAACCGTGATGAGCGCTTGTCACAAAGTTTTACACAATGATTTTTTAATAAATCTAATAATTTCGCAAATAAAGTTTCATCAACTTTCGGCATTATTACAATTGGTTCTTTCCCCTTGGTTATAATTTTTTTCAATGGTTTAAATACAATCTCATACATTTCATTTTTTCTTATTTTTATTTTTGTCATATCAGGATATGCGGTGTTAATAGCGATGGTATTTTGTTTCATCATTTCTAGTCTGTCATTGAATTTACCCAATCCGCCCCCATCGCTTCCATAATATTTTGTCTTGAAACCTATTTGGTTGAAACGAATAACCGTGCCATCTTTTTTCCAGTATTTAATTGTTCGCTCTACATCTTCTTTGTTTCCTTGGGTTGTAATCTCTAAATCCAAATCAGTATCGTTAGGTCGATTTATGTAACCGAAAAATGCTCCAATAATGAAATTGAGATGTGTCGTAATAGGTTCTTTTGATTTGCGGAAAAAGGGGTTGAATACAGGATATAGTCCCCAAATGTAAGCATTATTTTCGTAACAAACTTGAAAAGCATTTGTGAGGAATTCGTCTGCGGATTTATATTCTGTCATTGATAAATCTAAACTTTCAATATCATCATCGAGAGAAATAATTTTGGTTTCAGGAGGATAAAAATTATTAATAAATTGTCGCTGTTGCACTAACCCTTTAACACCAACAATTATATTCCCATAAAAATCTGGATTACACGCAGATTTATATTTTTCATAATCTTCTTCAATTACAAAAATATTAATAAGTTCTTTTGGAATCCCTAAATTTTTCAATGTGATTAATGTCTTTTTTTGAACTATTGAAGAACGCTTGTAAGAAGGAATTACAATGGTATAAGTCATTTAGTATATGTGAATACTTTATTTTACATAATTTTTTCTTTATTTTATTATAAAAACTATATTTATATGGAAGAAACCGAAGTTAAAAAATATCGTAAAGAATATTACCAAAAAAATAAAGAAAAAATAAAAAATTACAGCAAAAAATACAGTCAAGAAAATAAAGATCATATCAAAAAATCACGGTCAAAATACACGAAAACTTACTATGAAAAAAACAAAACAGATATAATCAAATATGGAATGAAATATTATGAAACGATTGGAGCATACAAACGGAAGTCATATAGTTACAATAATAAAATCACAGCAAATAGGTTTGCGAAACAACAAGAAGAAATTGAAAAACGGAGAGCGGTATATTTTAAAACTGAAGAAACCAAGGCAATTTAGGAAGATTGGATAAAGATTAATTAAAGGAGTAAAAATATTTTCTCCTGTAATATTATAAATATGCCACGAGTTAAGAAAGCAATGGTAGAATTAGAAATGCTTACAGCGCCATCAGTAGCAGATGAACCCTTACAAGCAAGTAAAGAAGATGAAATACCAGCGACCCTGTGTGACCCACCAAAGAAACCGAAGAAAATAGCAACGGAGAAACAATTAGAGGCGATGAGACTCGGTAGAGAAAAACGAGACGAACAAATAAAGTTACGGAGACAAGCGGAAGAGCAAGAAAAAGCAACTCAAAAGAAACTACTAGAAGATAAGATTGTAAAGAAGGCAATTTCAATAAAAAAGAAGGAAATAAAAAAGAGCACTCTATTAGACGAAATAAGTGATGATGATACGCCAATAGAAGAGATTAAGACGGCAATAAAAGCGAAACCAATGCCGAAGCAAGTGGCAACACCAGCGCCGCCAAAGGCGCAACCACCCCCAGCGCCAAAAGCAATTGAAAAACAAAAACCAACATTTTATTTTGTGTAGTTATAATAAATGAGTATAACATTGAAGAAGAATGAAAGTCCTGATTTAGCAACTTGCGAGATGGTATGTGACGGAGGACTCCACAAAAAACTAGACAATTATGAACTGACAAAGTTTTTGAATTCACACGAAACTAACTTGATGATAGGACGACCAGCAAGTGGTAAAACATCGCTCCTTTATTCGTTTTTCAAAAGTCCAAAGGTTTATAGGAAAGTATTCCATAACATCTACCTTTTTCAACCGTCACACAGTCGCGCCTCAATGAAGGATAATATATTTGAGAAGATACCACAAGAACAGACACACGAAGAACTCAACTATGAGAATTTGAATACCGTAATGGAGACCATCAAAGCAGAAGATAAAAAATATAACAACTGTATTATTTTTGATGATTGCACGGCGTCACTAAAAAACGCTGATGTAAAGAAGTTATTGAAAGAGTTGATATTCAATAGAAGACATTTGCGAACCACGATTATTTTTTTGGTTCAGACTTGGTATTCAATTGAGAAGGACATTAGAAAATTATTCTCAAATATATTCTGCTTTAGAGTAGCGAAACAAGAGTTGGAATCTATTTTTGATGAAGTAGTTGAAAGCAAAGCGAAATACATGAATGAGATTAGCAAGATGGTTTTTGACAGACCATATAAGTATTTATTTATTAATGTGAATTCACAGAGACTTTTTGACGGTTTTGATGAATTGCTATTTGAAGAAGAGTAAATATTATTTTCTCCATTTAAGATATAATATGTTTCTTAAAGCAACAGGTAGTAGGGCTATGCCTATTTTTAGAACAGGTTTAATGGCGTCGTCTATTTTATCCAAGGGATTAGGCGTAGCGTCACGTGGTTTAGCAACAGGCGCAAAAGTAGGAAGCGAACTAGGTAACACTATTTTATCAATCCCCTTCGCTAGACAAGCGTTATCCATGAGTCCGCAAGGGCAAGAATTTTTGAGTCGTTTGAATCTTGGAGCAGATGTTGCTAGACAAGGTTCTCAAATTTTAGGACGAGCAAGTGACCTTGTAAATCCGCTAACATACAAACCCATCATTAGACAAAGTGGTTCTATTAATACAAAGGCGATAGGTCAGAATATTCGTGAAGGTTTAGAACGAGCAAAGGCGCTAGACAGAGCAACTGAACCATTGTTTAGATTTGTAATGTAATAAGTTCAATCAAAATAATATATATTGTATTTTTTAGAATATATATTAAAACTACTTAAAGGTTAGTTCTAGTTGTATGATTTAATGGGGTTAATTGAAGAGTCATAACCCAAGCAGGAAGCGAAGGATAAACAGTTGGAGCAGAAGCATTTGTCAAAACGGTAACGCTAAATTGATTGACTCTTGGGCGACTATTTATAAAAGCCGGAGGATTGGTAGAATCTTCTGCGTGTAGCGTTGAAGTAGTTGAGACTATATAAGGATATGCTACGCCTAAAAAGTTACTACTTTGGGCGGAAGCACGCCCTGCTGTGTTAGTTGCCGCAAAAGTGTTTGAACCTGATATTACACTTGAATAAATCATCGCAATTTGAGGATTGGCAACTGTATTTACAGTAGCACTATTGAATGCGAAATGGACTAAATAGTTTCCATCAGGAATAACAGACCAGTCAAAAGAAAATAAATAATCATTTCCACTTACAGTAGCGTCATTGCTATTAAGGACAATATTATAGAGTTCGTCTTTGCCTATTTGTTGAGCAGAGTTGTAATTATTAGATGACAGCATTTATATACAATATCAATATATTATTTTCTCCATAATAATTATAAATGCCAATTAAAAAAAAGAAAGTAAAAGCGCCAACTAAACCAAAAGCGAAACCTAAAGCGAAAGCTAAACCAAGAGTAAATGCTAAAGCAACTTTAATAGCGAAAGCATATGAAGCAGGATTAAAAGCAGGTATGCCAGCGTATGGCAGCATTCCAAGAACTGGAGGAAACTATGCCGTAGCACAGGGATTACCACCGCAGGTTTTAGTAACGGCAGCATCAACCCCTTTAGATAGCAATATAAATGAGAAATTGTTTAGCGCCTATAATGCTTTAGTGTGGGCGCGAAATCCACCGACTAAAGAAGAATTTGATACACTACCACGTGACGTTCAGGAATCATATACTGAAGCAATTGGAAACATTTTGGGACGAGAAGCGCAAGTCCAATTCAAGGAAAATATGGGGAAACCACAGAATCCAAGTGACATTAGTCCCTTGTTTCAAGCGCCAAGTCAAAGAGGAGGATTTGATTTGCCAAGCGCTAGAAGTTTCAGTAACCTTATGAGTGAAGTTGTAGATGCGGAAACCTATGATGACCCAACGACAAATACTTATTTCACAGGTTCATCATTTATAAATAGACCGTCACGCTTTCCACAGCAAACCAGCGACATTTTTGATTTGAACCAAATTGAAAAACTAGACAATGCGTTATCCAATTTAGCAAGACAAACAAAAGCAGACCAAGAAGATATACAAGTAAGTCAAACTTTGGAAACCCAAGCATACCCTGAATTATCAGTTAAGGTAAAGAAAACAAAGAATCCAACAGGGAAACCAAGAGGCAGACCAAAGAAGAAACTAATAATAGAAGAAGAAGAATCATAAATAATCAAAAATAATATTTTCTATATGTAAAGTATAATGTCGTCGCTATGCTATGTCAATCCAAAGAATTCGTTGGCTCGTTCAGCAAAATTCTCAAAGACTGTTGATACAATAGTGTGCAAAGCAGCAGAAGTTCCTAACCATGTTAAGTATAAGTTAGATTTAGAATTTCTTACTATGGTATGCGTAATGGTAGAACACTTGATAGATAACAAGAAGGAAGTAGTTAAGGTAGATAAGAAAGATGTTGTGTTTTGTGTTTATGGAAAATTGTTTGGCACATTAACTCCTACTGACGTTCAAGTAATAGAATCAAATATACAATACTTATTTGAGAACGGAAAAATAAAACAGAAAGGGATTTTTAAAGTTATAACATCTTCTATATGGGATTGGATTAAGCGCAAGATTCTTTGAATATATAATTATCTTGTTTCAAATATACAGACGATGATATTAGACACAATAGTAAGACATTTTAATATATCAAAAGGAATTGAGATGGTAATAAATGTAATAAGTAATTTAGATACAAGTGCGATTGTGATGTTAGGTATCAATAACGCCGGAGTTTATAAATACACTTTGTTTGGATTGTATTTCGTATTGATAGCCTGATGGTGGCGATTAACTAGAATTAATCATTTAATTAATATGTGTTACATTAAATGCTTAAATATGATTAAATTTAACTAGAATTAACGATTTAATGAAGAAAATAGGTCAAAAAGTGATTAAAAAAGCAATTAAAATATTTTAAATGTTCTTTTAGAGAACTAATAGTTAATTAAATGGTTAAATTTGGTTAAATTTATCAATATTATATTGTTTAATATACTATTGATTAATTAAATGATTAATTTTAGTTAATCGCCATCACTTGTCTTTAAGTTGTTTTCAATTAACATTTCACTGCAACTTGTCTGTTGACAGTATCAACTTCAAAGAGCGCATCATAGTTGGCTACGAGGGTAATCAAGTGAGCCTGACCTGTAGCACTTCCAAGAGAAATTCTGTAACTGATGGGGCTGTTTTGTGTGCTAATACCTGTCAAAAGTGAATCGGAGTTTAACTTCTCTAGGCTAGTTCCAATGTAGAATTTACCCATAGCTTGAGCGGTTGTAACGGTAGCAGAAACGGCAGCATACTCAACGGAGTTGATTGCGAAAGCATTTGCCTTATCATAGATAGAACCAGTTGCGGATTTCAGTTCCATCAAAGCACCAGCGCGATTTACCAAACTACTAATAGGTCTTTGGGGATAGATAACACCACCAACAGAAAAAGAATAATCACCGTTATTGGTTGTAATGTCAGTGGAGTCAAATGCTTTGTTAGCGCCGATAGTCGTGCCGCCGTTGATAGCGTAAAGAGATTTCACACTGGCGTATCTTTGGTTAAAGACGAGCTCATTATACCCTACACTGCCTGACCCTAGGGTTTGAGAAGCGCACGAGAAAGACTGCGACTTGATGTAAATTTTGTCACCCATTGAGCGCACCATATCCTCAACTTGTCCGCCCATATCTACAACCTTATAGCAGAGTTCCAAATTGGAAAGAGTGAAAGCAGTGACAGCACCACCAGTAGCAATATTGAAACAATTGGCAATAGCGTCCATGGTGAGAACGATGCGGATTTGAGGCATAGCAAAAAGGGGAATGAGTTTCTCACTGTTAGAAAGGATTGACATCAAGGGGCCACCAAGGGAATAGGCTTGGGTAGTAGCAACAGCGCCTAAATCACGAGCGTCCAACTGCTCCAAAGTGGGGACAGATGAGTTATTCAAATAACCGAAACCTGATTGGAGACCATATTTTTGGGCGACATCAAGTGTCAAATTGGAAAGCATATTCATCAACACATTGTAAGACTGGATCGTGTCCACGGTTTGTGAGCCAATCTGCACATCGAGCCTTGTGAATGGATTGTATACAGGGCAACCAATTTGGTAAACTTGGAAAGCACCAGTATTTGTGACGGAAGTAGTGTATCTCAAATACATAGAATCAGGGACAAGGAATCCACGATTTAAAAGGTCAAATTGAATTTGCGCACCTGGAGTGAATGAAGCACCATTGACTGGACTTGCCACAACTGGAATTTGTTGTGTGTTATCAGGCAGGGAAGGGAGGGACTCCGTATAGTTGACTGAATTGGGTAAAACGACAGACATTTATATAATGTTGCTAGAAAATAATATTTTGAATTACTTATATATATTTACGATTGTTGTAAAATAATACTTCTAAATTATCGTCATCTTCTAATTCACCATTTGGTTTTTCTTCTTCTAAATCTTGATCTCGCGTTTCTTGTGTTTGTTCTTGCTGAATTGTCTGTATAAGTTGATTGATTGGAAAAATCAAATCCCTAAAGGAGGTTTTACTATCTTCATGTCGTATTCTTGTAATCGCTAAAATTAATGTAATATTCCAATGAGTATTATTAAAATCTACTAATCGTCCATCATCGCCGAATATCTGTAAATCAAAACCGTCTAAAGATTTATTATTGATAATACTTGTAATATTTGAAATATTGTTATAAAGGACTACTCCAAAGGGGCCACTGTCTATCGGCATTGTTGCTAAAATATTCAAATTACTTTGCACACTTGAATCGTAATTTTGCGTCTGTAATTCAAAACTTGCTAATTTCAGTTTTAAAAGTCCTAAAAGATTCAATGGAAATGGAGCGGTTAAAACTCCTGATGTAGATGTATTAGTTGTAGTTGGGTCAAATCCAATAACTGTGTTAATATTGCCTGTCGATAGAATGCTAAAGTCTAATGATAGAGCACGTGTAAAAGTCATACACCCTGTAATAGCACTTGTAACTATAGTTATATCTATGATACCTTGTAGCGCAAATTTCGCAACAATCTCTGTTATTAAATTGAGACTATTATAGTTACCCTGTGTTAGTGTGAATGTGTAAGTAATGCTGTTATAGTCTAGCACCAAAATATTATTATACACATTGATATTGTAGAAGGAGATTGGTATTTGTGCGTTTTGAATTGATATTGTTATTTCTCTATTATCATCATCTTCCTTAACTAGTCCCCTGAAGTTAAAGAACACATCGCTTAAAAATGTGCCGTTATTTTGAGTAGCATTATCACTGCTTAATGTAATTATTCGTTGATCTATATATGTATCCATTATATATATAGACTATTTTTTTATTGCGCCATGCTTGTATTCATATTTTTATAATTGGGATTTTTATTTATTTTAAAATCTGTATCTGTTTTAATTTCCTTAATTTTTAATTTTATTTGTTCTTTCTCTCTATCTGTTAGATTTGGATTTGATAGAAGCATGAAATAAGTTGCTTCATCATTTGCCGAGTAACCAAAGCGTTCAAGTTTTTCTAAAGTCGGTTTTGGTTTTAAATCTTCTTCTTTTAAGTATTTAATTCCATTTAAAAATTCGTCTCTTGACATTTTCCTTGATGTGTTTATGTGAAACATCTATATATACTTTCGTTAATTTATTTTAAACTTTTTCATAAAATCCTGATGGTTTTTCTCTAAACTCTTTGACTTACCCCAAAGTAAAGCAGCAGATAAAGCACCTGCGCTTTTTGGATTGTTAAAGTCTTCTCTAACATCGTGTCGTTTAAGATAATTTTTTCTTTCTTCTTCTGTTCGTTTCCCATCAATAAAAGTAGATGCTCCCTTTGCTCCTGAACCAAAATGTATTTTAGTTCCATCTGCAAAAGTAGCCATAAATCTTTTGTCTTTTCGTGTTGAGTTTTCAATTTTCATTGTTATATAAATACAGACAGATATTATTTTGAGTTTATCCAATTCTTGTGAAAGAAGATGTTGCCGTTGCGTAAGCAACAAGTCCTGAAAGATTAAATAGACCATTAACATATATACTGGTTGCTGCTGTTACTGTAACTACTCCTGTTATCGTTTCAACAAAACGAATAGCGTTAGAACCTACCGAGTCATCTGATTCTTCAAAGTATCGTAAAGTTCCTATTGAGGTTGTATTGTTATTTGCTAGTGAAACACAAAGAAGTCTATTTAGAACTGTTCCTGCTCCTCCTGTCGTTCTTGACGAAATATTTGAAATCACTAACCAAACTCCTTTACTTGGTAAAGCTAGTGTTTGGACGTTGCCTATTACTCCTGTTGAAAAAGTGAATTCTGCGCTTGTTGCTTCAACAGAGTATCCTAATTGCGTATTTACTGTTGCTGGTATTGTTGTTTGAATCAATCTAACGTCGCTATTAAAAGTGCTGGTGTTTTGTGTTAAAACTATATTGCTTCCTGCTGCCACCTCTAAATGGCACGTATCACCAGCATTTCTAGAATCCATACGGTTTATTGCTGCGGTTGCTGTTCCGTCCCTATAAAATAACCATGCGTTAGCGGTGGTAAATGCGCCTGATAACAATAACGCTGGCTGACTTGCTTTTGTTTTTAATTGAACGCCTGATGTAACCAGTTCAATATATGAACTTGCGTTTGTTGTTCCTGTTGTTAAAATCATAGTGCTTGATAAACTTGCGGTTGAAGGTGCTGATATACTAACATTTTTTCCAGTTCCAGTTACTACATTAAAATCTAATGCTGGTTTTATGCTAACATCTCCACTAACGCCTGTGATTGTGAGAGTTGTTAAATCTTGCGCAATAGTTCCTGTTTGCGCTGATCCTCCATTTTTAAATGTTACAGTTGAAGAAAAAGTTTTGGCTCCTGAAATTGTCTCGGTATTTGTAAAATCCACATAAGTAGCGTCAGTAAAGGTTTTTGTTACCAGTTCCGTTCCAAGAGTTGGAGTTAGTGTAGAAGTTGGTAAAAATGAGTTGAATGTATTTGTTGATGTGAATGCGTTTGCACTTGCTAATTTTGCGTAAGCAGTTGCTGCGGTTGTAATTGCTGTGTCTAATGTGGTTTTATTTACAAGTTGATTTGCCGTTGTTGCACTTGTGGCACATTCAGGAACAGAAGTGAAGGTTTTGATGCCACCGATCGTCTCATTATTTACAAAATCCACATAGGTAGCGTCAGTAAAGGTTTTTGTAACCAACTCAGAACCAAGAGTTGGCGTTAGAGTTGAGGTTGGTAAAAATGAGTTGAATGTGTTTGTATTTGTAAATGCGTTTGCTGCACCCAATTTAGCATAAGCAGTTGCTGCGGTTGTAATTGCTGTGTCTAATGTGGTTTTATTTACAAGTTGATTTGCCGTTGTAGCACCCGTGGCACATTCAGGAACAGAAGTGAAGGTTTTGATGCCACCGATCGTCTCATTATTTACAAAATCCACATAGGTAGCGTCAGTAAAGGTTTTTGTAACCAACTCAGAACCAAGAGTTGGCGTTAGACTAGAAGTTGGTAAAAATGAGTTGAATGTGTTTGTATTTGTAAATGCGTTTGCTGCACCCAATTTAGCATAAGCAGTTGCTGCGGTTGTAATTTCTGAGTCTAGGGTAGTTTTATTTACAAGTTGATTTGCCGTTGTAGCACCTGTGGCACATTCAGGAACAGAAGTGAAGGTTTTGATGCCACCGATCGTCTCATTATTTACAAAATCCACATATGTAGCATCAGTAAAGGTTTTTGTAACCAACTCAGAACCTAAACTTGGTGTTAGTGTAGAAGTTGGTAAAAATGAGTTGAATGTGTTTGTTGATGTAAATGCGTTTGCACTTGCTAATTTTGCGTAAGCCGTTGATGCTGTTGCTATTTCTGAGTCTAATGTAGTTTTATTTACAAGTTGATTTGCCGTTGTAGCACCTGTGGCACATTCAGGAACAGAAGTGAAGGTTTTGATACCACCGATGGTCTCATTATTTACAAAATCCACATAAGTAGCGTCTGTAAAAGTTTTTGTTACCAGTTCCGTTCCAAGAGTTGGCGTTAGAGTAGATGTTGGTAGGACTGTATTACATGTAATGCTTGACCCAATCAAATTAACCGTCGTTCCTGTTCCTCCAAGATTCATAATTTTTGTTCCAGTTCCTGTGCCAATATTGAATGTTGTTGATGAACTTGATGCCGTCCCAATATCAATATTCCCACTAGTCATAGCTGTTCCCATACTAAGAGTGCCACCAGTTCCAGTAGTTTTAATATTTACTGTTGTTCCTAGAATACTATTAGTAGTTCCGTCAGCACTAATGCTCACACAATTACTACCGCCGACAGTAATAGTTCTTGTTTTTAAATTAAGAGAGCCAACAGCACCAGTAGAATTACCGATGTTTATAGTTTTGGCAGAAATACCATCAGCACCAGTTCCGATATTGATCGTCCCAGTTCTCGCAGCAGCAGTTCCAATATTCAATTCTCCGCTTGTTTGATTATCTCCAATATTAATTGCTGTTGATGATGCACTACGAAGGGTCAAAATTCCTGTTGTTGTTATATTCATAGGTTGTCCTGAACTACCGGCAATTGTTATTGCTCCATTATCGGCGCAAGTTATTCTATTTGTGCTACCAGTTCTCAAAATCACATCACCTGTTCCTTTGCCTTCAACCACAATATCGCTATTTGTTGGCCCCTCTATTTGAGTAGCAACTATGGAATTAGTGAATGTTTTGATACCACCGATGCTCTCATTATTTGTCAAATCTACATAATTAGCATCTGTAAAAGTTTTATTCACCAATTCGTTTCCCAAAGTAGGAACTGCTGCCGATTGTGGCAAAGATGTAAATGTTTTGATACCAGTTGCCACCGTTTGATTTGTTGTTAAATCCATATAATTTGCCGCTGCCGTTAAAATGGCTCCTTGCACGAATGCCGTGTTGGCAATATTAGCGTTACTTGCTGTAAATGGAACAATTAAAGGGGTTGTTCCTGCTATATCTATTTGTAAATTATCAACGACTAAAGACCCTGTTGAGATGGTATTTGCTGACAAAGTATTTAATCCGTTCATTGTTCTACTGTTTGCTCCTAATCCTGTTGTCGATGGCATATAAATAATATATATATTTTAATTTTGATAATTTATTAAATTATATTCTTTAGCAATTATATAAATGGATTTTACTACCGCCTTAAAATCAAAAAGGGAATCATTGTCTGTAAATAGTTTGAAAACTTACAACTCATTATTAAGAACAATTTACAAAAATTCATTTCCCGAAGATAAAGATGCCGAAATAGATAAATTTACAAAACAAAAGGATTATGTTTTGGAATTTTTGAAATCTAAATCTTTTGGAACTCGTAAGACACTTTTGGCGGCTCTTGTGTGTATTGCGCCTGAAGTTGATGAATATAAGAAAATGATGATGGGCGACATTAAAACTTATGTGGAGGAAATTGATAAGCAAGAATCCAGTGACAAGCAAAAAGAAAACTCCGTCAGCAATGATGAAATCCGTGACGTTCTTTTGAGACTCAAACAAAATGCCGAGATGATTTACAAAAAGAAATTTATTAGTAACGACGATATACAAAGTTTACAAGATTATATTATTCTTTCTCTCTTATCAGGATTTTATGTAGTTCCAAGAAGAGCAATGGATTACACAGAACTCAAAATAAGGGGTATAGGAGAAGACGATAACCATATTGATAAGAATAAATTAGTGTTTCAAAAATACAAGACTGCTAAATTCTATGGCAAACAGGTTTTAGATATGCCAGTGCAACTCAAAAACATTTTGAATAAGTATATTGCGGTTCTACCTGCGAAACAAGAATATTTATTAGTTGGTTCTACTGGGGCAAAACTCACATCTCCATCTTTGAATCAAAGACTTAACAAAATGTTTGACGGACGCATTAGCATTAACGCATTAAGACATAATTATTTGACAACGAAATACAAAGATGTTATGATAGAAAACAAAAAGTTAGAGAAAGAAATGACTGCTATGGGATCAAGTGAAAACCAAGCAAAGACATATATAAAATTAGATTAGAATTTTAAATATAGAGAGAAATATATGGATATGAAAAACATTCGTATTTCAATCATTTTAGCATTTTGGTTTATAGTTGATTTATTCTATATTTGTTTTTACAAAATTTTCTTTTCTCCATGTAATTTATAATGTCTGCTGGGAAAGATTTTCGCAAATTTAGAGAAGCATTACTAGGTAAAAAAGAGGCAAAGAAAGCACTTGAAACCGATAAAAAGATTAAGAAGTATATTACCAGTAAGAAAAAGGGTGGTTTCGCCGGTGATTTAGTGAATTATGGTATCCCTGCCCTTACTGGTGCTATAGGTGGTGCTATAGGTGGTTTAGCTGGTGGAGTTGGCGGTGTTGCTGGTTCTGCTATTGGTGCTAAACTTGGTAAGGAATATATTGCTCCTAAAATTAATAAGGCCGCTGGTTTCAAATATGGTGGTCCAGTTCACAGAACCGAAAAGGCGCTAGTCCACGCTGGAGAATATGTATTGCCTGCTGGTGTCAAACCTACTGCTGCTCAAAAACGAGCAGTGATGGTGGGACAAAATGGCGCTGGTGTTCGAAAAGGTGGTGTTATGTTTGTTTAAAGCAAAAAACCCAATTTTATTGTAAATTTGGAATAAATTTAGAATTATTAGAATTATTATATTTAAGGAAATTAGTATTTAAATATAATATTAAGGAATATATATATGGAATACGCCGAATCTATTAAAAGATGTAAAAACATCATGTGTGTTGAATGTGGTAAATTTTTGAGACCTATTAAGAATGACAAAGAGAAACGATTTCTCCATTTGGTTTGCGAAGAAATCCGTATTGCGAAAATTAATAATTCTATAATAAGAAAAAAATTGATTTAAATATATAAATAATAATATGTATATATATAAAATAAAATGCCCACAACTGAAGCGCAAAAAAGAGCAAATAAAAAATACCGTGAAAATAACAGAGATAAAGTAAGGCAACTAACAAATGAATATGTTAAGAACTATTATAAGAAACATAAACTGGAAAATGACGATGTTTATGAGAAACATTTAGAATACGCAAGGGGTATTAATAATTGGAAATATTTTATTAATAATACTTCTATAAAAAAAGAACAACAACTTTTCTTGAATATTCTACTTTAGGCGAAAATTAATTTTAATTATATATTAAAATAAAATTGATTTAAAAACAAATTATAATATTATGTATATATAAAATGCCCATCGCTGAAGTGAATGTTTGGAAAACGCGTTTTTGGAAAAATGGTTGTGAAAAAACTGGCGCTCAAGAAGAAGCAATTAAATCACTTAATTTTGAACATATACCAATTAAATCATGGACTATAAAAAATGGACAAATGTGGGGAATCACTACTCCTGATAAACTTTTAAAATTAATTGAAAAGAATAATGGAATATATGAATTACTACACAGTTATCCAAAAAAAGTTTATTTTGATATTGATAAAGCAGAAAATTTTACTGATAATTATTTGGAAATGATCAAGAACCATATTGAATCTCTTTTTCCTGATGGAGATATGGCTATTAGTGGTTCTAAAACTACAGAAAAAGAAAGTTACCATATTACACTTAATAATTATCTTATTCATAGCAAAGAAGAACTTGAAACAATGAAATTAATTGCAAAATATATGAACTCTAAATTAGACGATGGATTTGACTGGAAAGTTTACACTAAAAACCGTGTAATGAAAGCAATTAATCAATCTAAAACTGATGGAAGAGTTCAAGAGATTATTGAAAATCCTGATTTTAAAAAGCATTTGATTACTTGTTTTTTTAATCCATTTGTAAAACCTATTCCAACAATGCCTGAAAAAGTAGAAGATGAAATACAAGTTGCTAAAACGCAAGGAACTTTTAATTTGGCGTGTTTGCCAAAAATGATTCTTTCAACTCCAACTAATGTTGATTTTGATAGATTAAAACCTATTGAAATTCTCAAAATGCTTCCATTAAATAAATCCTTTGAACATTCTTATACTCATCTTGTAGCACGATTTTGCTTTTATAATAATATCACATTTGATGAGTTCATAGCGTGGCTTGCTAATAAACACAGTAATTTAGAAGTTACTAATAAATGGGCTATACATTGGAATAAAATTGGTTCTGTTCCATTTCCTCCTGTATCAAGCGACCGAATTAAACAACTATTATCTTATTTTTATCCTTCAATTAATAAAGATAAATCTTATCGTGATTTTGTTGATACATTCAATTTACCAACCGAAATGATTACTCCAATTGAAACTATGAATCAAGAATGTTTTTTATCAAAAAATAAATATGGAGTTTTTGCGATTGGTATGGGCGGTGGAAAAACTGCCCAAACAATCGATTATTTAAAAACACAATCATCGTTTCTATGGATTGCACCAAATAAAGCACTTGCCAATAATACTCATAAACGTTTAAAAGATGTTGATATTGAATGTAAACATTATTTGGAATTATCAACAAAAAATAAAAAATTAGGACAAATGAATGCCGAATATAAACTTATTAGTGTATTAAATTCATTACATTATTTGAATGAAACTACTATATATGATGTCATTATTATTGATGAAATTGAAACCGTGCTTGATAAATTCTTGGGTGATTTTATGGAACAAGGAAAACTTAAACTCAAGTCCAAAATTTGGAAAATATTTTGTAAATTAATTCTTAACTCAGACAAAGTTATTCTTTTGGACGCATTCATTACAACAAAAACAATAGATTTTATCAAAAATCTACAAAAAAACGCTAAAATAGATATTTTTAAAAGAATTAATGAACCTCAAACAAGAACAATTGTATATCAAAATAATTTTGAAATGGCACTTCATGACGCTATTAAAAAAATTAAATCAGGTTGTAAAGTTTTTATTTTTTATCCTTATAAAAAAGACTATGATGGTATTTGTTCAATGGAAAGAGTTTATAAAACGATTGAAAAAGAAACTGGCGCAGATGGTATTTTTTATAATGCCGACGTTGATGATAAAATTAAATCAGGATTAAAAGACGTTAATAGCAGTTGGGGTAATAAAAAATTCGTTATTACAAATAATATTATCACTTGCGGCGTTAATTATGAAAGTCTTGATTTTGATTATAAATATTTATTTATTGCTCCTCATAATACTCCTCGTGATATTATCCAAGTTAGTTATAGAGCAAGGTATTTATCAACCGGTATAATCAATGTTTGCTATATGGGTAAAATGAATCAAGTTAATACTTGGCTTGATGATTGTAAAGAAATAAACTGTCCTATTTATACAGCATTATATAAAAATATTCTTATTGAAAAAAAAGCGCCAATCAAACGGTCATTTCAATTATTTTGCGTCAAAGCACATTATAAACAAATTGTTGATACTCAAAAAATTAGTGAACAAATAGAAAAACAAATTACAGATTTATTACTTAATCATCAATTGGGTATGAATTATGTTTCAATTGAAAATATTCAACAAATTGAAGCAGAAAGATTACAACAATTATGTATGGCTCAAGAAGCAACGATGCTTGATAAAATGATATTACAGAAATATTTTTATAAAAAGCGTTTTACCGATGAAGGGCAAAATGATGAAATTATTGGAGATGCTTGGGACGCGAATTATGTTTTTTTTTTTGAACAATTAAAATCTGTATTTTTAAACAGCAATAATATTTTTAATAAAATTATGGAATTGAATAAAATACCAACTATATTTCCATGTGATTTAAAAAAAATAAAAATAAATTCTGAAATTTTGGAACAAATTTTCAATGAATTTAGTTTCAAATTTATTACAAAAACTTCTGGAACTTGTAAGATCCTAAAAGAGATTTACAATGTATACTTTGGTAAAGAAATCATAAGAATACAATATTATACAGGCGGTAATAATATTAGATATTACATAAATGATTCAGAATTTCAATATGGTGTCAATGATTATTATAATTTTGGTAAACAACATTTAATATTGGATAATACTATTGGTATAACATATAATAATATTTGTGCCGATAAAAATGAGACCTGTATAGAAGTATAGGCAGGAACGCCCCTTTTATTTGAAACATTAATTTCACATAAAAACAGAATTGGGAAAAAGGTGGGAAAAGGGGGGATTCATCATTTTCTTATAAGAAATATCTAATCCCCCCAAAACCCCACTTTTTTAAAAGGTGAAGAAAAACAGAATTGGGAAAAAGGTGGGA